CAGACCGCCACCCATTTTTTCAAGATTGGCGATGATGGAGCCGAGCGTGCGTTGAAAGGTCTGACCAGAGCCCGACGCTCGCGCAAATCCGCTGATGAGCGTATCCGAGGCACGCTGCGCCTTGGTGGAAACGGTGTCGAGAGCCTCCTTCATGTTCAACACTGACTGTTCTGACTCTTGTAGATTGGTCATGAAATCACCTGTCTGGAAATTCTTGCATCAACTGTCGCAAGTCAGTGTCAGAGGTGGCTGCATCGCGCTGTTGCAGCGCCCGCGACCACGACAACAGCTCGCGCAAGGTGAGCGACCAGAATTGTTGCGGCTTCAACCGCAGAATTAAAGCCGCAAAATGCATGAGATCCGCCCAGTCGAAGGCGATGAGCCTCACCGTTTTGGCACATCCGCGAAAGGGCGGGCTGGCTCGCCTTCGCCAAAGGTTGCCTCTACCAAGTCGGCCGCGAGTTTGATGAGATCGGCTGGCCTCGACTGACGCAGAAGCTCATGAGCCTCGTCGTCGCTGAGCAAGGGGTTTGGCCCCTTCAACGCGCTCACGAGTAAAAGCAACACATCGCTCGCGCGGACGCTGTTGCCTTGATAACGCGCCAGCAAAGTTGCGATGCTGGCGACGCCAAGATTGTTTTTAAGTTCGGCAATCGCACCCAATGTGAGACAAAAGGTAAAATGACGATCGCCCAGCTGTGCTTGAATTTCACCGCGCAAAGGATTGGCCATTGATCCTCACAAGCTTTGGAAAGAAAGTTCGCCAGCTGATTCCAGCGCGATCTCGAAGGTCAGTTCCGCGACATGTTCACCGCGATAATCAAGGCTTGAAATCTGGAAAGGCCCTTCAATCGTGCCAAATCCCGGAACAACAATTTGGAACCGTCGGACACTGCCTTCGAAAAAAATTTCACGCAGCAATCTATTGCTTTCCTGATCCTTGAAAACACCCGATCCCGAAATGCTGGCACGGCGCATCCCTGCTCCAACCAGCAATTCGCGCCAACGACCTGCGGATTCCGCATGGGTTACATCGATCGTGTCTGAATTGAGTGCGAGCCGCTTGGTTCGAATTCCGCCAATGGTCACAAATCTCGTATCACCGTCCTGCAGCTTGATGAGCAAGTCCCGGCCTCTCTGAACAGGCATTTTAAACTCCGTAAATGGTCTCGACGATAGCTTTGAGTTGAACAGTGGCGCGATTGCTCGACCCCTTGATGCGAGCAAAATTCAATTTCTCAATCCATAAGTCAGCGCAGCGGAAGGGGCGCTCTAGCGACAACTGCCGGTCCTTCAAAGCGGAGAGCAAAAGCTCCGCACCATATTCTGACTGGCCCAAATGGCTGCCATCCGTGATGATGTGAATGTGCAGCGTCAGCTCCATGCAAGGGTCACCATCCACCGACAAGTCACGAGACGCTACGGGCTCGAACAGGGCATAGGGTGTATGGAGAGCCGCGCCTGCTTGCGTTACAAATTGGTGGTGCAATAAATCGCCCAAACTTGGTGCGGTTTTGAATTTTCTGACCAGACTTTCAACGACGGCATGATAATGTGACTGGATCAAGACAGGCGCTCCTCGCAAGTCAATGATTGAAGATCGCTGTCCTCATCGCAGCGACGCGCATGAAGGATCCTGAACAACCGGCCGTCAGCAGTCCTGATGCGGCAATCGGTGGAGAGAGGCTGACGTAGCCGCACCATGATCTGATGGGTCATCAGAGGGCTTTCATCGAGCACCGTTGAAGGCGGCCGCGCTATCTGCTCAATCGACGCCCAAGCCGGGGCAATCACGGATATTGCAACAGTAGGAGCTCCCGCCTGCTCCTGCAGCTGGATTCGCTCGATCGTCACGGCGAAGCGTAAGTCACGCAGCTTTGGCAGCCCCCTCATATCAGTCTCCTGTCTCTCAGGAGATCAAGCTCCCTGAGGATCGAAGCGGGGATGAGGGACTTTTCCTCGTCGCCTCGATTGAAATAATGATGCGTCACGAGGTTGAAGAGTGCATTGCGTAACACCGGGTCAATGTCATCACTGCTATCAGCGCCAAAAGACAAAAGAAGCTGAATACCCGCCCGCTCGACGCCTGGCTGGGCAATTTTTTCCGACACACGCAAACTGCGCCCCTCTGCCTCAGGCCAGAGGTCAGAGATGACGGACAGGCTCTCGCCATTGGATGAAGTCACCTGGGCCTCCAAAATTTTGGAGACGGGACGCAAGGGCAAGGTGATCTGGCGATCCATGGGCCAGTAATCGAGCGTAAAGCGCCAGCTCTGCGCAAAGATGATCACACCGCTATAGGCTTCGATGAGACGCCTTGCGCTGCGCATTAGGCTGAGGATCAGCGCATCATCGTCGGTGAAAGATAGTTTCATCCACTGCCGCAGCAGGGCTACGTCGAAAGGCTCGCGAGGGGGGCCGGATACGAAAGATAAAGTCATTGCGATTCATCTCAATCTTGCTAAGAGGCTGAAGGGAGCCTTTGATGAAAGCGAAATTCCTCACCCTGCTGCTGGCGTTGAGCCTGCCCCCGCAACCTGCCACTGCCATTGTGGGCGAGAGCGTGGAGGAGCGGGTGCGCGGGCCGCAGATGGTGATGATCCTCACCAAAGGCTCGCGGAGCTCAGGTTTCTGCAGTGCAGTCGCCATCACACAGCAAACATTGCTCACCGCAGGTCATTGCGTTGCCGCTTTGGAAGATACGGTGGTGTTCTTGCGCCGCGCTGGAAAGGCTGACGCTTTTCAGCCACTCGAAGCGATCACCACACATCCTCTCTACAGACCGCAGGCATTGCAAACGCGCGAGAAAACGGTTGATCTCGCCCTCATTCATTTGAAAGCACCACTGCCGGACTTTTATGCGCCCGCGCGTTTATCCCGACGGGACATGATGACCGTTGGTGAGAGTTTCGATCTCGTTGGCTTCGGCCTCACGAAGGAAGGTCAAGGACAGACGGGCGGGCAGCTGCGTATGGGAAAAATTGCAACGCGCCAGCCTGTGTCGAAACTTCTCCTCTGGGCTGAAGACCCCAAGCAGCGCGGCACCGGTGCTTGCACGGGGGACTCCGGTGGTGGCATTTTTGCGCCATCGAGTAGCGAACTCATCGCCACCACCGTCTGGAGTGCGGGCACCGGCAAGACCCATTGCGGTTCCCTCACGCAAGGTGTGCTCATCTCATCGCAACGCGACTGGATCGAGCAAAACTTGCGCAAATGGAATGATCGTCTGCCTTGATCAGCTGACGCCGAATTTCAGAAGCTTGACGGCATCGAAATCCTGAATGCCGCCTCCGACGCGCTTGGTCGTATAAAAGAGGACATAGGGCTTGGCGGAATAGGGATCGCGCAACACGCGGATGCCGCGGCGGTCAACGATGAGGTAGGCCCGACGGAAATCCGCGAAAGCGATTGAGAATGAATCAGCCGCGATATCTGGCATGTCTTCAGACTCAATCACCGGAAAATTCATCAAGGTCGAGGGAGCACCAAGGCTTGCAGGTGGGGCCCAGAGATACTCCCCCGTTGTTGCCTTGAATTTGCGGATCAGTGCTTGCGTCTTGCGGCTCATCAAGAATGATGCATTTTGACGATAGCCTGCCCGCAGGGAATAAATGAGATCAACGAGATTGTCAGACGGATTGCTGGCAGCGAAATTGGCGGCAACACCGGTTGTGAGATAGCCCGTCTTGCCATTGCTCCAGCTGGCCTGTGCGACCTTGGGGTAAGCAAGAAGACCCGTTGGCTTGTTTGCGCCATTGCCAGTGATGAAGGCATTGCCTTCCTGCTCAGCAAATACTGTGTCAATCTCGGATGCGATCCATTGCTCAATATCAACGGCAGCATCATCGAGCAGGTTTTGCGTGGCTGCCGGCATGGCATAAAGCTCCATGGCGGGGAAGCTCATATCCACGATCTGCTGATTATTGGTCTGCGGGCGAAGATCTGCTTCAGCCACCCATCCGGTTGCTGGTCCTGTCAGGGAAAACGCCTTGCGATAAGTGCTGGTAGAAATCTCACGCACCGTTGCGACCGCCCGAATAGGCGAAATATTGGCAAGACGTCGCAGGATGTCGCGCTCAACAGGTGGCGCAACCAGATAGCCGCCATCCGGGCCAGAGCTACCAGACATCGCTTTTTCTTCAAGCTGCTTCAGGCCGGCGCTTTCGCCATTGCGCATATAGGCACGGAAGGCAGCTTTGTGTTCGCGCATCATCCGATCGTCTTCGCGCGTGTCGCTGCTGAGCTGGGGGCGCGCTGCCGCGAGCATGGCGCGGTCAAGGCGTGACTTGGTCTCCTCCAGCGCCCGATCAATGCGCTGCAATTTCTCGTCTGTCACCACATCGCTGCCCATACGCGTTTCAAGTTGCGTAAGGCGCTCATCATTGGTCTCACGAAATGCCTCGAAGGCGCGGTGGAGATCCGTGAAGGCGGCGGCACCCTCAACGGTTTTGATTTCCTGATTATGCATTCTGATCCTCATGACTTTAAGCCGTCACAAACAACAAAGGCGCGTTTGACGGCGCAACGCGGTTTCGCTCAAACTCAAATCCGGCTGACCATTCCGGCCGCAAAGGCGGCGGCCCTGGCGCTCCAGCGCGCGCGCAGAGTTGCTGCATAGGCCCCTCCGCCATGCGCCTTGACGGCATTGACGCGCGCTTGTGGAAGCATGGGGAAGGTGACAAGGGAGATTTCCCAGAGATCAATTTCAGCCAATCGCCGCAAGCCAGAGGATTTGTCGCGCAAGGCACGCGCGGCGCGAAAGCCAATGGAAAGCCCATCAACAGCGCCCTCTTTCATCAGCGAGTGAACCTCACGCGCGCGAGAGACATCGAGATTGAGGCGGCCGATCACATGCAAGCCCCGGCTATCTTCCTTGACATTGAGCCAAGTGCCAATGGGTTCGCTGGCCTTGTGCTGCCAGAGCATTTTGATGTGGCGCGCATCACGGCGCGCAAGGGTTTTTCTGAACGCCCCCGGCAGCACAATATCGCGGCCGAGATCTGCGACACCGAACAGGCTCGCATAGCCTTCAAACATGCCTTCTGCGTCAATACGCTGCAAAGCGAGTGGCGCGCGTTTGATCTCCCGCGCGGGCAAGCCTGCGCGGCCATCACGAGTGTGCATGAGAGATACCTTTACAGTGGGAGGCGGCGTGCGATCAGGGCCAGAAATCGGCGGAAGACTTCGCATTCTTTCTTGTCATCACGCCGAATGAACCAGTTCATCATCCTTTATGCTCCAATTGCTCGTTGAAATAAGCGAGTTCGCGCACGAATGTGTCGAAGCGTTTCGTGGCAGCGGCCAATTCGCGCAGGCTCCACACCAGAAGTGCTGACGACAGGCTGGCCCAAAGCAGCAAGGCCAGATGGGCGAGATCGCCCCGCGCAATGAAAATTTGTGTAATGTCATTCATGGTTGCATCAATCATGGTTCAAGACGGCATAACCAAGTGCTTCACGTTTCTCATTGCGCGTCAGGAAGTCCGCCGCACCCAGCCTTGCCCATTCCTTGATACGTTCATCGGCCAATGCATCGAGCCGGTCGATGTCATAATCGAAACGGAAGAGACCAAAACTTGGCTGCAACCAGAGCGCCATTTGCTTTTGCACACGCGCCACGAGCGGGATGATGGTTTGCCGCCAAAAGGCCCGGTTTGCTTCTTGATAATTGGCATGGGTATTGTCTCCGGGCAGGCCCAGCAATAAAGGGGGCACACCGAAAGCGAGCGCAATTTCACGCGCAGCTGCGGCGCGCGCATTGATGAAATCCATCTCCTGAGGCGTCAGCGACAGACTTTTCCAGTCAAGCCCGCCTTCGAGCAGGAAAGGCCGCCCCGCATTGCTGGTGCCGGTGAAGACCTGATCCAGCTCCGTACGCAAGCGTTCGAATTGATCGGGGCTTAGCCCCATGCCTTCCGGGCCTGCATAAACAAGTGCGCCAGAGGGACGCGCTGCATTGTTCAGCAAGGCGCGGTTCCAGTCGCTCGCAGCGTTATGCATGTCCAAAGCAGATTGAGCTGCACGCACGGGGGCAAAGCCATAGTGATCATCCAGAGGGGCAAAACTCTTGAGATGGAGGATCGGGCTTTGTCCCTCGCGCGGCAGCTCAAAGCGAACCGTATTGGCACCGGCTGTATAGTCATAAGCCTGCGGCCAACCGCGCAAGCCGGGTACAAGGCTGATGCGATCTGGCCGCAGCGACCATAATTCACGCGGGGTGTCATCAACACTCACAGCTTCCACATAAGCATTGCCGAAGAGAAGCAGATTGGAGATGAGTTGCTCCAAAAAGACAGGTCCGGCCTCATAGCTATTGGGCCTTTGCAGCAGCGCCAGAGCCGGATGGTCCACCTGCTCTGTATCGTCTTCATAAGCGCACCAGGTGATGCTCGCAGCAGATTCTGCAATCATGCGCACGCAGCGATAGACAATCGGGTTATTTTCATAGCCCATGCGCGTCAGCGTCACGAGATCGCGGGGCGACAGGGATGTGTCTGGAAAATAAAGCCGCGCCAGAAGCGGCGCGGTGCGGGACATTTTCTCTTCTTGTGACTTGGCAAAAGCAGCCTGTGCGCGCCTGAAGCGCGAGACGATAGACATCATGACCATGATCCTGACTAAAGGCGGCGCATACGTGGTTCAGGCGCTTGTGGGCGAAGCGCGAGTTCTGTGATGGCCCAGACCAAGGCATCGAGACGATCAGGGCTCTTGCCATTGGGCAGGCCATCAGCCGCAAAAGCGCACATCTCATCTTCCAGCTCGGCAAAACCCCCGACATGATGCACGCGGCCCTGCTCATAAAGTTGTGCCACAGGAGCCGCGCGCAGATATTTGCCGCGCGTGGCGCGCACCTTGCGCACTGGCACCGAGCGATCTGCTTCACCAATGACAGCGGCGACCATATCGCCACCCTGATTGACCTCTGCGATGAGCTGATCGGCTTCGAGTTTGTGATAAAGGGCCACGGCGGCAGCTGACCACATATGCGGACGTGCAGCACTCAAAGACGCATCGGCCAAAACATAGATCCGCCCTTCCCGATCAATGCCGGCTGCGATGATGCCGCATTGATCGGCGCGACGTGTGGCGCTGGCTGGAGGATCTATGGCCACGACGATGCGCGCGAGATCAGGAACTGCATCACGACGCAACTGATCCAGCATATCGCGCGTCCACAAAGCGCCCTGCCGATCCTCAATCATTTCGCCATCGAGTTCCTGGCGGCCGAGTCGCGTGCCGCCATAGCGCTCCATCAGACCGCGAATAAAATCGGGTGCGAGATGTTTCTTGTTGGCGCGCGTGCTGGCGCGTGAAATGGCTGTACGCGGATCCCCCAGCAGTTTCTTGATGAGGGGTGTCGGGCGTGGCGTTGTGGTGATGACCTGGCGGGGATGATCACCCAAACGCAGGCCGAATTGCAGCATGTCAAAGCACTCCTGATCGTGTCGCCATTTCGCCAATTCATCGAGCCATGCGCATTCAAATTGTGGCCCGCGCAAACTCTGCGGATCTTCGGCCGAGAAACATTGCGCAACAGCACCATTGGGCCAAACAAGCCTGCGGCGTGTGGGCTCCCATGTGGGGCGGGCGATGCCGGGCAAAGCCAAAAGGCCAGACACACCTTCCACCATCACATCGCGCACATCAGCCATGGTTTCTCCCACCAGCGCGATGCGCGAAACGGGTTTGCGGGCAAAGCCGGGAAGACCCAGCGCAACACCACGCACCCATTCCGCGCCGGTGCGCGTCTTGCCAGCCCCACGCCCGCCGATCACAAGCCATTGCGACCACGGCCCGCCTTTTTGCGCGGTGAAGGGGGGGCGCTGGTCAAGACGCGCGCTCAGCTCCCAAAGCGTACTCAGCACACGCAACTGCTGCGCGTCATAGCTCCCCAACACGTTCATCAACTGTGTCGGGCGGCGTGTGCCGGCCAAGTTTTGCAGCCAGATCATCTCGCAACCGGGCCAGTTCGGCGGCAGCGTCTTTGTCGTCTTGCTCCGTGCCCTGCCCATCCTTGCCCCGTTCCTTCTGTTCATCCTGACGTGCTGCTTCAGCCTGCAAACGGAAGGCGGCGGCGACGAGTTTGGCGTGACGCTCTGCATCTATGGGCAGACCATCTTCACCCACATTGGCTTCAATGGCGCGCATGAGCACCGTGATCTGCGTGTGCAACCGCTGTTGCACATCTTGCGTTGAAAGCGTCGCCTCCACGCGTTTGGCTTTGCGCAGAACGCGCGCCTGATCGGCAACAAGCTTACGATTGGTGCGTAGACGCGACGGGATCTTCCAGTGCCAACGCTTGGTGATGCGCTTGGTGAGCGTCGGCGCGGACATGCCAAGGCGCCTGGCAGCTTCCTGCTTGCTGATGGTGCCGCTTTCAAACAAGGCGCGCACAGTGTCCAGCAATATGGCATCGGGTTCGGGCAGTGGTGTGAAGGGCATGAAAATCCTGTTCGCCGCTTGCGGGAAGCGGTCGGCAAAGAAACAGCGATGAATGTGAAAGCTGCGGTCAGAGGGGGCAGCACCCTCGCCCCACACTTCTGGAGCATGGGGCAAAGCTATCGGAAGAGCGTTCCGCTGTCAAGGATATTTTTCCTGCATCGGATGATTTTCTTATGACCCCTTCTGGACTCACGCGAAAAGGCAAGGCAGAGGGGGAGCGGAGGCCCGCTCATGATCCTGTCGCTTGCAGCTTTGTCCATTCTCGATGCCGGTCCCGCCGGGCAAG